AATCACCGCCAAAATCACCGACAAGGACAAAGACCTTGACCTTGCCCGCACCGTGAAGGAGTGTGTAGAAAACGCGCTCAAAATGGTCGGTGAGAACGAAGAGATGGAGTTGGACGCTTTCGTGTCGTTTGTGCAGCCTTTCGTGGCCACCGCCGCAGGTCTTGCACACAAAAATGCGGCCACCGCTACGAAAACGCTGCAAGAGAAGATTGCAGAGTTGGAGAAGAAAGACCCTGCTAACCCCGAACCGAAAGCAGACCCGAAACCAGCAGAAAGCGAGGAGATAAAATCACTGCGAGAGCGCCTCGAAGCCCTCGAGAAGGACAAGGAGGCGAATGCAAAGGCGGCTAAAATCGCCGAAAAGAGAAAAGACATCTCCGCAAAAATCAAGGAACTCGGCGTGACAGACGAGAAGTGGATTGAGCAGATGCTCGGCGAGGTTTCCATCAATGAGGACACCGATGTGGAGCAGAAGTCGAAAGACTATGTGGCAATCTACAATCTGTCGCACACGTCGACGTCAATCACACCCAAGACACCAGGAGGTGTCAACACGGAAAAGATTGACCTCTCTGGGCTCGACGACGCGCTCAAGCAAATCCGAGGTGACTTCGGAAAACCGAACGATAACAATAATTAAAAATCACAGAAACAATGGTAAAAAGCGTTGATTACGGCTATTTCCGTGGTAGAGTGCTCGTCCAGAAACAGGGCAGCATTGGCGGTTATAAGTCCGTGTTTGTGAAACTCAAGGAGTTGCACAACGAACTCGTCTACCCGACTTTCGGTGGTATCATTATGAACCCCTTCAAGGGTCGCGCCAAGTTCTTCGCTGGCGACTTGCTGGAGTTCCGCACCAACGACAAGGGTGTGCGCCCCGAAGTCTACATTCTCAAAACCTTCAAGGTCGTTTCCGCAAGCAGCACCACCGTGAACGTGCTTCGTGACGGCTTCCTGCACAAGCCCTTCGTTGGCGACGTGCTGATGAAAGCCCCCAGCGTTATCGGCGGCACTGGTACTGCCGCCACTGTGACCGCTGTCACCCCGACCACCGTCACCGTCAGCGACGTCACTTATGACGTGTATGCCCTCACGACTTCCACCGCACTGACCCTCGCCAAAGACGACATCCTCGTCGAAGCAGAGGAGGCGGGCAGTGACAAGAAGATGCTCGTCAAGAACATCAATGCCGTCGCCGATTGCGATGCCGATATGATGTATGACGAGGTGGCCAACACCGCCAACATCGGCACCGATAACGAGGACTTCATGGACGCCCGCTACCTCTACACCCCCGCTCTCGGCGGTCTGATGTACACTCACAAGATGTCCCCGATGCCCCAGTGCGTTCTGAATCTCAACCGTTCTAACGTCAACGGTTGGTTCAAGGTTAATTACTACGACATGGACGGCAACGCCGCTGCAATCGCAGCCCTCGAAGCCCGTGTCGCCGCTTTGGAAGCTTAATAAGAAAGGAGTAACACATGGCAAAATTTGATTCAACCCAGTATGCTGCTCTTTGGTCGAAGGAAGGCCGCGCTATCCAGAGCCTCATCCTGAACGACCCGAATCGCATACCCCAGTATTACACATTCTGGCGTGAGAAGTTCACGGTAGACCCCGTGACCACCCCCACCGCCCCCGACGGTTCCGCCTCCTATATCTCCCGTATGCGTCGCTTGGAGACTGGTGTCCTTATGGACATGCGTGCTCCTCTCGCCGATGGCACCCCGATGGAGAAGGGGAACGCCGCCCAGTACACGGGCATCATCCCCGACTTTATCGCCAAGACCTACCTCGAGACCGCCATGGAGCGCGAGTACAAGGAGCGTCTGTTCGAGCAGGTCGGTGAGGACAACGCCTCGCTTGCTGGCTACGTCGTAGACTTCCTCCAGTCCGCTGTCAACTCCGCCAACATGACCCTGTCCCACATGGCCGCCCAGTTGCTTTCGACCGGCAAGGTCAACTACAAGCAGGGCGAGGGCATTCAGGCAGGTATCAGCAAGGCCGACATTCCCGCCGAGAACTTCCTCAACGCTGGCGGCGTCGTTTGGAGCGACACCACCAACTTCAAGTTCCTCGATTGGGGTCGCGACCTCGTGAAACGACTCAACGACAAGTACGGCGTCGACATGGCTTGGCAGGTCGAAATCCCGCGTGACATCTGGATTAACTACATCCTGAAGAACGCACAGGTCATCGACCAGATTCGCTTCATCAACAACATCAACGGTATTCTCCTGCCATCCACCGCACAGATGACCGAGGATATGGCTATGAACGCCATCCGTCGTTGGGAGGGTATGCCCACCATCGTCATCGTCGAGGAGAAGCAGAAAGACATCACCAACGGTCTTGTCAGCGGATGGGCACAGAATGTCGTCGTCGTGCGTCCTGCTGGTTTCGCTGGCGTAATCCGCCACACCACCAACCTCGACTCGATGCTGTCGAAGTACCAGAACAACCTCATCAGCGCCGTCTATACCACTGCCCTCGGCGGTCTTCTGACCATCGAGAACGCCGTTGTCCCCAACGGTATCTACAAGGAGTGGCACGCCAAGGCTATGATGCAGGCCATCCCCTCGCTCGACGAGTTCCTGTATCACTACATCATCAAGACGAACGTTGCAGGCGACCCCTACAACTTCTGATTGTAACACCGAAAAACGTAGACGAAAATGGCTGTCATAGAGTTCGACATCTTACAGTACATGAGCGGTCTCACTGGTTTCACCTTTGACAAGGCGGTGCTTACACGCATCGCCTTGAAAAGAGGTGTTGCCAACGTCACAGAATACGAGGAACTGACTGAGAAGCAGGAAGACCTGATTACCGCCGACCTTCTGCTGACCGCTTACCTTTCTCCCACCACTTGGGCATCGTTCAACCAATCCCACGGCTCTTACAAGAAGGGCGTCGGGTCGCAGACGATGTACAACAAGGAGGAGATACTGGAGTGGCTCAGGGGAATCTACGAAAAGTACGAAGACCCGATGCTCGACAAGGTGCCGGACAACTCCGCCAAAGTCTTCTTCCGAAACGACATTTAACAAAAAGAGAACCAATGGCATACATCGACAGGGACGAATTGCAGGACTATCCTTTCGAGGGTGAGTTTTACCGCTCGGTGAGCAATCCTTCTTCGCTTCTGAACCCTCAGACGGAGGAGATTATCGCCAAGGTGGTATGCGACATTCAGGAGGATGCAAACTTCCGCGCGACGGCGACTGCAAAAGCGGTCTACGCCGTGTACGTTCCTTTCGACAGCGACACCGACGTCGTTCCCGTGCAGCGAGGTAATATGTTCAGAGGCTACCAATACGGGCTGCTTGTGGCTGGCAAGGTCATAGGCGTTTTCCCGTCACAGTTGGGGACTTTCGAGAACTACACCGAACGAGGGGATGACGTGGTGCCGCACCGATGCCGTGGTTATCTTGCAAGGGTGGAGGCTACTGACGTATGATTGGAGGTATATTCCTTGAAATCCCATTCGGGCAAGTCTACAAGCAGAGTTCTGTGTTAAGCATAAACAAAAACATCAACCGCTTGTTTGGCTTTTCTGACAATTACCTCACAAAAGGTAATATGGATAGAGAGATTGTAAGCCAAATCTTGAGAATAGGTAAAGAGGATATTTCTCGCCACCTTAGTAGCATAAATAGAGAATACCAGCATAGGTCTTCTGACCTAATCAGAAGCACCGTTCTTGGTGTTTTCAAAGATGGAAAGTGGACAAAGGACTACTATCGTTTTGACAGCAAACAGCCGGAGGAAGCGCCGCCGCTGCGCCCTCACGATTGGGATTTAGACCAACGTGCAGTTGAATTTTTGAGTGAATATAAACTACATTATACAGGCTCTCGATTCACAGCAGTAATTGCCGCTACTGCGCCGTATGCAGTACGAGTTGAGGCAAATAATTGGGCAGTAGATAGATACCCAGGATATGCTCTTGCCGTACTGAAATACGGTATCAGCAGAATCGGAGGTGCCTTAATGAGGGCTCGCCCTGATGCGGCCAACGGGAAAGCGATGTACGGATATATATTTGAGTCAACAGGAACGTCACAAATACAGAAAAACGGATTATAATGAACGAGTTAAACAGAAACGCAAACACGTCGAACGTCGAAGAGTACCTGTACCAAGCCTTGTGGGGCAGGGTATCAGACCACGTTTTCGCAGGGACGCTGCCCACGACAGTAGGCGGCGACTGGAACGATATGGTGCTCATAGACTGCGACCTGCCGATGACGGACTACGGTCCTTACAGCAGCGCGACAGTCTACATTTTCCTCTATGCGAGACCCAACCCAGACGGTACAAAAAACGTCCCGCTTCTCGCACAGATGGAGAATAAGTTATGCGACGTGCTTGACAGCATTTCTGACGCCCACTACTCCGTGAACCGCATGTCCAATGGTGCTGACTACGATAACACATTGCAGTGGCACCGAAATTTCGTCTACTTCAATTTAATCATCAATTAGTAACAAAAACTTAAAAATTATAAATTATGGCAAACGCAACTAAAATCAAAAACGTAGAGGCTCGCTATAGCGACCCTACTGGCGTTATCTTCGTCCCTTGGACTGACGGCGACACCATCGGAACTACAGGTTACGATGTCTTCTCGATTGTCGGCGACACTTTCTCTGTGACGCAGGACGACCCCGACACCACCGAGATTCCCCATGAGTTCAGCGACACGCCGCTCGACGAGAACACTTCTATGGGTACGGCTACGCTGACCATGCAGTGCCTCGACTTCGACGACGACCTGCTCGTCCAACTCTTCGGATGCACCAAGACAACCATCGGCACTGGCGATAAGGCAAAAGACGTCATCTCGTTTCCTGCCGAGTACAAAGACCTCTATTGCCTCATACAGTTGGAGTTCGCCGACAAGGTTGTCGTCTTCCCGAAGGTGAAGATGAACAGCAAGGCTGTCTTCGAGAATCTCCGCAGCGACATCGCTCGTGGCGAACTCAGCGGCACCCTGTACAATACCGACGTGAAACTCGGTGAAAGCATTGTCGACACTCCACGCCTCCACGTTCCTGCTGGCGTATCTTACACCGTCGGAGGCACCGTGAGCGGTTCTACTATGACTGGTGGCACGACCATCACCGTCAAGAGTGGCTCTACCGAGACCGACATCGCCGCCGCTTCCTAATCGGCAGCCAACCTCAAATTCAAATGGGAAAGGGAATGGTCGAGTACCGTTCCCTTTTCTTCTAAAACAAGAATAGATTATGCCATTGATTGAGACAAAAACAGGACGGAAGTTCCTACGCAAGGCGGAGTCCATGATGCTTGTGCCGTATGTGTACGACGATACGGATGGTGTCGAGGACTACGTGCTTGGAAGCGACGTCTACGATATATCGGCTGTCATAGGCGACAGCATAGTTTTGGAACAGAAAGACGGCGAGGTTGACGAGAAGTTCAACGAGTTCGTGCAGTCGCCGCTTGTGCGGAATGTCACCGCAGGTGCCTACGACTTCACGGCACAGTGCCTCGACTTGCAGGACAAGGTGCTTCGTGCTTTGTTCGGTGCATATACAGCGAGTGGAACAAACGGCGTAGTGAATGGCGTTGCTGC